TTACACGTTTGAAACTTCTTAGTGCTTCAATATGATTTGCATTAAGTGATGTACCTAATATAGCTACACCAGTAGCACCTAATGTTTCTACAACACATGCACTAATAACATCTTCAACTACTACAGCTAATTGATGTTGGCCTCTAATAAATCCTTCAGCATATGTACCATATCTTTTCCATTTAGGTACAACACTATCATCAATTGCTTTACCTATAGCATCTACTATCTTGCCATTATCTTCTACAGGAAATACAATACGATTTTCTTTAACGTCATAATATAAATCTAAATCTTCTGCCCAAAGTTTATACATTTCACAAAACTTATTAATGATGGCATGGTGAGAATCATCCATACCTGGATCATAAGTATTATGAGGTACTAGATATTCAGGCATTTCAAATACTTCAGGTAGTTTTACATTGACAACAGGAGTATCTTTATCTATTTTAAATTCTTTCATACGTTTCCTTATTTCATCAACTGACATATGTATATATGAACCACCTGATATTTTACAGGAATTTGCATAGCAATTCCAAAGTAACTTACCTAAGTTATTAGTAGCTGTAAAAGTATTATGCCTGTTACATACAGGGCATTTACCTCTATGCTTATCACCATCTGATAAATCTAAGTCCTGTACATATTGTTTAACATTCATAGTATCTCCATAAAGAAACTTTCCCTCTCACCTATGGTGAGGGGAAGTTTCTGATTTACTTTATTCCTTCCATAATTTTATTATTACTAGGAAAATATTTATTAAGTACAGTTAACTGATCTTGATACTTAGCTATTTCATTTAATTCTTTTTCTATAGTTTCTACAATATTAGAGTGCTCACCTACACCTACAGATCTTTCCATCATTAACATTACATTAGTTTTATGTTTAGCTATCTGTCCTTGTGCATGATTATATAAAGCACACTTAATCTCTTGAACGTGATCTGTCATTACTATCCCCTTTATTATTTAATAGTTTCTTAAAACAAGATTTACATACCCAACCAGTAGATATTCGTCCTCCACCATATTGCATTTGTTTGAACTCATTGCAAGTTTTACAATACATTCTAGGTTGATTCACCCTCTACCTCCACAATGAGGTCTACTAAATATATTATGTACATCTATTTTATTAGCCATACCTACACCATATATTTCCTTATCTTTTTCTTTTACAAAATATTTAACTCTGCAATTACCTTTTTTAATATTTTCTAATTCTTTTTTTACTAAAAAACCTTGATCTGTTAACTGACTACAAACATGTCTTATTGAACTTGTTCTACATTTTATAAATTTACCTATATCTGTACTAGTCCAACCTTCTGGTTTAGGATTATTTAATAATAGTTCTTTAATTTTTGTATATGTAGGATTATCTCTTGACATTTTAACCTCCTAAGTTTCTTTTAGATAAAGCTTCTGTTGCACTAGTTAATGTATTTTTTAAGTAAGGTGTAAGTGACTGTGCATTAGCATGCCCAGTCACAGACATAATTTGTGGTAGTGGTACACCTGCATCTACCATTTCTGTAGTAGCAGTTCTTCTCATGTCCATCATTTTAAATTTATTAGAAAGCTTTGCTGCTTTTCTTATATCAGAACCAACTTTAGTTAAGGTAATTTTATCGTAAGGATTTTCACTTATTTGATTACGAACAATTTTAGGAGCTACATAGTTTCCGTAATTCCAACCAAAGTCTTTTTCTTGTTGTAATAAAATTTTATGTAACTCATTGGTTGTAGGTAGATATACTTTAGCTCTACGTTTAGATTGTTCTAGTGTAAGAACTTGATTATCAAAGTCATAATCTTTAAATCTTAAAGTCCTCATGTCACCTAGTCTTTGACCCCAAGTATAAGCCATATGAACTATTACACCTATATTCCTCCACTTAAACTCTGAGTAAGCTGTATGTATAAATTTATATATATCTTCTTTACTTTGCACTTCTTTCCTAGGTCTATGATTTAACTGTACAACTTTTGAAAAAGGATTAGTATCTACATAGCCATTTTGAATCCCAAAGTTAAATAACTTAGACATAACAGCTTTACAATGATTAGCAAAAGGGATACCCCTTTCAGCAAGGGAGTTATAAATTCCCTGTGCTTTAGGAGTATCAAAGTATTTCATAGGTAAGTGTGGGTACACTTTATTATCAACCATAGTGTGCCATACTGCTTCAATACAATACTTATAATCACGTTTAGTATTAGCACTTAAATGTTGAAACACTAATGAATCATAATAAACTGCAATAAGTTCTTTAGTATTAGTACTCATAAACACTCCTTCATTCTAACTTCTATTTTGGACACTGTAGTCCATGAAGCCGTATGGCACGTTTGATGAGTCATTATTAGAATCATCAAGTTTACCTTCAGGTTTATATACAGTTATACCTTTTACAAATTTTAAATTTTCTATAGCATTAAATATCTCAGCATCTCTTTCATCATAATGAACTAAGTTATCATCTACTTTTACAATTAATAAAACTTGTGACATATACAATCTCCTTAAACAGTTTCAGGTACACACAGGTTTTTAAACTCTCTCGACTGTAAAATATTCTGTGATCTATTTTCTAAAGCCAAAGTCCTATTAAAAACATTATCACTTTTCTGTTGTCTATCAGTTAAGTGTGATGATAGATGAGTAACAACCTGTAACATTCTATAACCTGTATTACCTAAGTGACTATACTGGTGATAAATAGCTTCAACTCTTTCTAAATCTCTTTTACTTGAAGCAACTACATTTTCTAAAAAGTCCATAGCTTTATCTGTAGATACATGTTGCTGTTGCATAGTCCTCATTAATTCAGCTTCTTTATAAACATTATCCATGATCTCTGTAATTTTCTTACTAAATGTTTTAGCATCATCAAAAGTAGTATGTTTACTAGCTATAGTAGTTTGATTAGCTATACTTAACATACCATTAGTACATGCAAGTCTAAGTATTTCTACAGATACAGAACTCTTACAACTCTGATCATGCGAATCTCTGTAAGTCATACGAACACCAGCAGGTTCTCCTAATACTTTTTGCATATCATACTTCTTAAGATTAAATCTAGCTTGTAGTACACTACCTTTGTTATATAGTCTAGGTGTACCAGTAATTTCAGATACATCTATTACATCTGACTCTTCAACACGTTGTCTAAAAGGTTCATATCTATCTACAAAATTAGTAGCTTTATGTTTACTTCCTGAGTTACATATAAAAGCACCTGTATCAGGATGAACCCAAGTATAAATATCTTTTACTTCTCTATCCATTACGTCAACAGCATATGAATTTATAAAAGGTTTTTTAACTGGTGTAAAGTTTGCTTCTTGTGGTAATGTTGGTAATCCCATGTCTTATCTCCTCAAAAAACCCGTATCAGGGTCTAGTAAATTGTTAAAAAATAAATTATCTTCTCGTTGTCTTACTAACTTATCAAAACTTATTGCTGCTAACTTATCATCAAAAATTCTATGTGTATTCCATACACTATATTTATCAGTATACTTATAGTCTACCACATATTTTTTTAATTTAGGTAATTCTCTAACACTCATTTAACCTCCTCATCTTTGTTTACCATCTAATACTTCCCAATGTAGACGTTCACATTCATACCTTAACTGCTCATCAGATAGTTTGTATTGATACATAGATAAGTTCTCACCATCATCTCTACCTACCTGGTAAGCTTGTTGCCATATGTCTGCTATTTTATCAGTATTAATATCTATAAAATAAAATACCAATAGTCCACCTAATATAAAAGTAAATATATTAGTCATCACCTATCCTATCAACTTCAGTAACTTCACTATCTACTAGTTCACAATGTGTTAGGCTAACTGCACTACTGTATTTACCTTCTGCATCATCAAGAGCAAAGTCTACAGCTTCATCTTCATCACTAGCTTCTACTTCATATGTATAATCATATGTCATAGTTCTGCATACTTGAAACATTGGCATGATAAGTCCTTTCTTTTATTTATAAATATCAGAAGGCATATCAACTGGAATAGTTAATGTGTTATCTTCTAAATTATGAATTGCATAAGTGTAATCTGCACCAAGTGGTTCATATGTTGTATCGTCAGGCTTTATATATTTCATATTACATTTGATTATATTTAATGCTTCTTTGCTTGACTTAGCAGATACTATATACTTATCAGTTTTTAATACGTTTGTACGATAGTGTACTTCAAACTTATTAAGAGCCATATTAATCCTCCCTTTTTTTATTACTCTTAGTATATTTCTTACGTCTAGTAGCAGGCTTTAACTTCTTACCTGTATAAGCAGGAGTATGATCATATTTTATTTTAAGACTTTCATAATGTTCTTTAGCTACATCAATAAACAATTGCTTAATATCCACATTCATTTTTAACTCCATTCATTTCTAGATTTTAAATATTTAATGTAAGCAAATAATTCTTTTGCAGTTACATGTTCATGTCTAAAAGATATATGCCACTCATCATATACATACTGTGACCAGAATCCTTTATGTGGGTGCTTGTACGTTCCTGCGAGTAGCATTAGTACTGGAGGTGTTTGACTTGTCATTATCATTTTTAATACTGGTACTTCTTCTTTTGGTGATGTCACTTTCAAGTCCTCCCTTTTGTTCTAGCCTAGTATAAAATTCTGCATGTGATTTAGTTACTCTACCTAATATAAAACCCATACTTAAATATACACATAGGTAATAAAATAAACCTTTGTTATTTATCATAGGTAAAAAATAACTAACAGTTTCTTGAAACCCTAATACCATTAAAGCACCTAACAAAAACATCTGAATATTATTTACTGTATAAGATACCTTCATGCTTTCTCCTTTTTATTTTTCTTTTCCCAATACCACCCATCTCTACTACAAGTAAAGTCCTCTTTAATCATTTGACAAAACGTAAGCATGTGCCATACATAAATATCTATAGTCCTAGCACCTGTCTTACAAAATGAAGCACCATCTTCAGCCCTTTTACTTATATAAAATGTTTCACAACCTGTTGCATTAAAACTAATATAGTCTACTTTTATACCTTTAGTTATTTCATGTATAAAATCTTCACCAATATCACATACATATTTAAACTCTTTTTTTACAGCATCCCATTCTTTATCTGTAAAATCAGTAGGTTGATACCAATAGTTTGTGTAACCCATAAGTTATTTCTCCTGATATTTTTTATAGTACTCATCATGCATAATTAAACCTTGTATATTTTTTACATGATTTGCAAGTTTATTTAAACCTTCTACTCCACTACTACTCATCCTGTCTTGTTCCCAAAACAAATCATCAACTAGCATATGTAGTAATTCAAGTTCACTATAAGGTTTAGCCATCTCTTGTGTCCTCCATCTTTTTCATTTCTCTATTAACTGCATGTAACCATAACGATTGGAATACAGAGTAAGCAACTTTACCTGTAGCACCTTCATCTATAAACTCCCATTCAAAATCACGAACAGACATTTCTCTAAGCTTAGTTGATGCATCACTCCACATTTGATCATGTAAGTCAGGATTACTATGTGATAAATCTTCCAACTGTCCTTGTGTAAAAGCCATATTAGTCATTCTCCCTTAAGTTAGTATCGTCACCTAAAATCTTTACTTCTTTAAGATTTTCATTTAGTAAGTCATCTTTAGTAATGACATCATCTAAATATTTTAAAAATCCTGCATCATTACTAGGTATTAATTTATCTAAT